GTAAATCCATGTTCAGATCAAACTGAACATAGGCATTGATGACATAATCAGTAGCAACGTTCCATAAAGCATGATTTCTATTGCCACGTCTTAATGGATGTTCCCATACAACGTGCATAGCCTCATGGATTAATACTGCTTGAATCTCCTTATCGTTAATGTCTTTAACAAATTTAGGATTCCAAAGTATCTCTTTGCCATTGGTAGCCATTGTTTCACATTGGTCAGTTTCTACTAACTCAAGATTTAATAACATACTGGCAATGCCAATATCGTTTTTCATTAATCTCGATCTAGCTTGTAAAACTCTATTCGTCATTGTGACCCCCAAGTTTTTTAAGCATCCCACTTTTCAATGGGTCAATAGCTTTTTGAAGATCATCAGCAACTTGTTTTCGTTTCGTATCGCCAATATCAGTATCATCCCTTAAAGAATCCACACTGTTTATAGTAGACAGAACACTAACCAAATTTGAATGTGCATCAGCAATATCAGGGTCATTACCTAAAACATCTTTGTTGACGTTAGGAATTACCTCAACTGCTTTTCGCAATTTATCAAAACTTGAATCCTTAAAGAATCCACCACCTTTTGTGTTGGGGTCATAAGTTTTCAGTTTGTCTGATATGTGTTGCACTTGCTCAACTAAGGCATCAACAGTAGTTTGAAAAATAGCCTTAACATTTTTGCTAAGACGTTTTTCAGCATCCTGCTCAATTCGTTTCCTTAGATCAGCACTAACGTTTAATCTGATATCGTTGCTATAACTAGGTATTAAAGATATCTCAAAATCAAATTTGAATTTACCTTTAATATCATCAACATCAGGATAATCAGAAAAGTTATAAGCATCACCCAAACTGTCTTTAGCATCATCAACTAAACTAGGATATCGCTTACAAAAATCATCCACTTCTTTAAAGAAGTCTTGTTTAGCAACATCAATAGCTTTTTGCAGTTCGTCTAATTGACTGTTTGGACATAATCGCCACCCACTGATTACCTTGTTATCGTCATTAGCAGAATTATCATCCCAAGGTAAAGTCAGAGGATAGTAATACTCATTCCTCACCTTATTAATAATCCTTCTAAAATACTTATTGGCATCAAAACCAACAAGGTGTTTAGCAACGTGTAGAAGTTTCTCATCACTGGCATTAGTAATGTCAGCTAGATTCGTTCTTAAACGTTTATCAGTTTTAATGCCACTCCAAAACTTAGTAGTAAGTCTTACTAAAGTAGCATTTTCATTCAACGTATTAGTATTTTCGTTTTTCATAAAACCTCCTAGAAAAATAAATACTGGTTAATAATATTTCCTATCACTAGGAAACACCTAGACTGAAGAGCAAGTAAAAGTCAGTTCACTTCATTTAACATTTTGTTTTATCGCATTAAGGCATTTAATATTTATTTTGCCCTGTATCACTGGTTTTCATTGAAGGTAGCCACTTCCTACCTTAACTTTTACTAAAAACATCTTAATTAACATCCAATAAAAAGAACGCTTATTGACACCTTGAGTTTGTTTCAACTCTACAGTCAATTTTAGGTTTCTCTTCCTTTTTATTACTCTCCAGTTTCGCCTAAATTTCATAGGCTCTTCAGTAGGTTTAATACTCTAAGTCTTGATGCTCAACTTTGAATTTTGCATAGACTGAAGTATCTACTAATTCACTTCTCCTTTTTACGCACTGCCTAACAAAGAACAGGCTAAATTCAGGAGTAGCAAATTGTTTGATGTAGGCAAGGGCATTACTGAAATAATCTTTTACATCAGATTCTTCAGCACCCTTAATTACATCTATAAGAGCAACGCAAGTAGCAAAACATAGACCTACTTTATCAATAACATCTACTGCTTTACCTTTAACTATGTCACTCAAATTTGGAACATCATCCATAAGAGAAATGAACGTATTAAATTCGATACCTTGTATCTCTCCAATATCACATTCAGCTATCTTTTGAATTAGTTCTCTTGGTGGATTCGTCTTTAACGTATCACTTAACCTAGTCCATGCTCTAGGACTTGGTTGAGGTGTTGTCACTTTAGGGTCAAAATCATTCAACGCATTAGGTTGAAAATTAAGATACCCAACGACTCTACTATCTACGTCATTTTCTACTGCCCACTTATCCCAATCGCTAAAGTCATGTTCAAAGTTAATAAGAGAACATCTACCAACAACGTGACTAGGTAGTTTATTACTACCTGCTCGATCACTGGCTCTATTCCCTGCACATATCATTTTCCACCCTTCAGGCAAGACGTACTCGCCTAAACGTTTCTCATAGATCAACTGCCCAACGACAGCTTGAACACTTGGATGTGCTTGAGCATATTCGTCAAAGAATAAGACACCTTCACCACTTTTAGGAAGATTGCCTAAAAAGGCTCTCTTTTGTCCTCCCTCATCATCTATATAAGGAAGACCACCCAAATCAACTGATTCATATAAAGACAGTCTAAAATCAATAAATCCAAACTCTTTAGGTTTAGGATTAATTTCATCAACGACTATCTTCCTAGTATCAGCTAGTTCAGTAGCTAATTGTTTAACGACAGCAGACTTTCCAACACCAGTTCCACCTAATAGAAAAGGTGTGTTTCCACCACTTAAAACAGATTTCATAATCTGTAATGCTTGACTTGGTTTCATAATAATTTCCTCCATGAAACAAAGTTAGTAAAAAGATTTACCAGTCAATAAAAAAATATTTTCCAGTAAATCCACCTAGACTAGACCCCCTAAAATTTGCAGTAAAAAAAGGGTCTAGTTTCGCAAGACTCTCACTTGCTCATCAGTAGGTTTACCTATTTTGCATAGGTACTGCATTTTGAAGTGCAGTACCCACACTTGGATTAGGCATAAGATTCTCATAAGCATCTATAAAAGATAAGGCATCCTTTTTAAATTTAAAATCAGATAAGTATTGCACTTCATCTAAAGGTACAGGACTGTCTTTCGTATCTTCATTAGTCTTAATATATAAAACTCTATACTTATAAATACCATGCAGTTTAGGTTTAAAGAGTATGTAATGATTGCCACTGTTTAGACCTTCAATATAAATACCCTTTTCTTTATGCAACTTATCCATTTTTGCTATCCAACAAAAAGTCAGACTTAACTAACTCTTCTTGGATTGATTTAGGAATCTCTTTGAGAACATCCATAGCCACATTGACTAAGGCTTGATAATCCCCAAAGTCATTATCTCTATATCTATTCATGACTCTAAAACTAAGAACACTTAAAGGACTTAGTTTGATAGGTTTATTTTTTTCCATAATACCTCCTAGTATTTTTACCTAGACTTGCTCAGAAATATGAGCAAGTTTCGATTGAATCTCACAATCTCATCAGTAGGTTTATAAACTTCCTAATGTCAGCATATAAGGTTGATCGATCTCTTCTTGGTCACCTTGATAGAGTTCTGTCACCTCACTTGGATTTAAGAACGTTATATGTTTTCTAACATCCTCAATATCCAACGTTGCTGATATCTCTTCGCCTTCAGGATTAATCTTGACTATGACACCATTGCCACAAAAAGACGTATTCAACTTATACATATCAACAACATCTTTATAGGAAATTTTGAAGTGATGTTGTTCACTTCTTAGTAATCCCTCATCATCTAAGATCATAACGTGATCTTGGAAGTAAACAGCAGATAGAGGAGTAGCACCAACTTCTTTAGCAATATCACTGGCGACTATCTCCTTAGTCTCAATAGTTTTTAATTTAGGATTAACAATAATAGTAGTAATTTTATTTTCCATAATAATTGACCCTCCAGTCAGTTTTTAATTACCTAGACTAGATAACATAATGCTATCTAGTTTCGCCAAAATCTCATTGGCTCATCAGTAGGCTTAACATCTAAACGTGTGAATGTTCTCATTAACCTTTAACAATCTTTTACCTAAAACATAACTTTCAATAGGCTCATCTAAAAAGATTTTCCCATTAACGTTGCGAATACAATAAACACCATTAACGTTTAATTCATATTCTTTGTCATTGATCGTCAGCACTTGTTCGTGGTTCTTTTGATTAAGATAAACAGGGTCAGCATATAGATGATAGAACAAAGTATTTAATCGTTCCCTTGTTGTAGGTGTTCCCCACCCACACAAAGAAAAGACTAAATGAGATTTATTCATATTCCCTATATCATTTTCCCACCATGCAATGGTGTTCCCATGCAGAACAATCTTTCCCTCTTCTGTATAAGAGTTTCCAATAGTTCTAGACTTTCCATTTAGAAATGCTTTTGCAATATCGATTGATATTTTTCTCATTTTTAATCCTCCAAGATTATATGTTTCTTGAACCCACAGAATATGGATTCTCTTCAGTGTGTTAATTCACAGACACTGGAGGTTGTGTCAGTAGTTTTTACTTTTCCCTAGTTAAGACTGTTTTAGCTATCGCCTAATTTGGTCTCAGTTCAAGAGGAATTTCATCCCTTAAAGAATCCCTTAAAGATTCACCCACGCCCATTGTTTTCTGATTCACTCGCGTTGCGAATCCCTAGCTTTATGTTTCACTAGGAGGCAGTACTGTTATCCCAACGTTCCACCATGGGGATAGTATCTCAAAATCAATCCTCATTGTCTAATCATATTTATCTATATAACTGATAGCTAAATGTGAGCATTACCAAGATTCCAGATACCAGTTAATATTTCTCTTATGAAAGACGACACAACAAAACCAAAACTCCAAGTTATAAAGAAGGATGATCTAACCATTAAACAAAGACAGTTTGTTAATGAGATCGTTAAAGGCAAGTTAGGAAGTTATAAAGAGGTCTACGCTAAAGTGTATGACGTTGCACTAACTAAGACAGGGAAGATTCCAAAGTGGGTAGAAGTGGAGGCAAGTAAATTAGTAGCTAACCCTAAGATAGCACTAAGCATACAAAAGGCTTTAGAG